GCTCCATTAACTACAATCGTGTCTGAAAGAGTAAATGAACGTCTAAAAGCTCTAGCGGAAATACCATTGTGTAGGTATTGTACCTCGTTCTTATTTGTTTTCTCAGCGAGAACATTAAGAACTCCGTCTTTTAGATCAATTTCGATTTCATCCTCATCAAAGCCAGCTACAGCGATCTCAATCGTGTATCTCTCGTCGTCTAACTTTACGATATTATATGGAGGGTAATTCGTTTGACCTGGTGTTGAGTTCTGCATTCTATTTAGAACTCTATCAAATCCAATAAAAAATGGATCGGTTAACAAGTCTGTTGTCATTCTTCGTGTATTAGTCATATTGCTATCTCCTTTAAATTAAGCAAGATTATTATTTGGCCGATTAATCCGACCGATTTAACATGTAAGAACCCGATAATTCAGCATTCTTACACGTTTATTTATATACAAAAATTGTATATCTAGTAAAAAAGTTATTACTTTTTGTAATAACCTTTATTCATCTGTTGAACCAAAGCCACCATCACGGTCAGTTTTGATTCCTGGTTTATCTGTTGTTTCTACTATCTTAGTACGAAGAGTTTTTTCGATTAAACATTGAACAATACGTTCGCCATGCTCGATTAGAGCCATGCTATCTGAAACGTTTTCTAGCATCATGAAAGATTCTTCTACATAATCTGAATCGATTATGCCAACTCCATTTACCATTGTCAACCCTTTCTTTAGAGCTTGACTGGAGCGGATATACATCTTCATTACATGCTTTTCAGGAATATCAAAGATTAGACCGGTTGGTACTAATACGCGAATTCCTGGAGGTAATTGAAATGAGTTTGGATTGTTACCAACACCCTTGACCACAATTTGCATTTCTTTATTAAATGCGTTATATGAACGTAGTCTTTGTCCATTACTAATACATGCTTTAATGTCGAAACAAGCTGATCCAGCTGTCGCGTACTCAGGCACTTCTGCCCGTTCATTCACCTTATATACATTCATAATTTACTTTTTCCCAATATTATATTTAGCTTCAAGTGTCCAATTTGATTTTTCTTTATGTGATAAAATTTTGATTTGATTAAGAGGAGCAGCAAGTTCGCCTGTAGCATCTGCATGCACAATAGAACATAACTCCCATTCTTCCAGAAGTTTAACAATCGTATTACGTCTTGCTTTATCTTCTTCTGTAAATGTATTCTTTTTTCCGTCGAGTATAAACAATTCCTTGAAATGTAGAATTGCGTATCTTCCCTGTTTATGAAGAATGTGGCATGTTTGATATAACTTCTTTTCTTTACGAGAAGAAATGCCAATTCTTGTTAAAGTCTCTTTAACTTTTAAAAAACTATCTGGGGAAGGAAGCGAAACTTCTATACCGACACCTTTGAAAATGTCTTCTGTTTCCATAACGTACAGCACCTTATTTTAAATTATTTTTAGTTGTTATCACGATGCGTCAAATGTTGCATCCAATATATTTATTCTATTTGGAAACTCCACCTAGAGTCAGTTTGTTCTTAATAGATTTCATATCATCTTTTGATAACGCTTTAAAATAAAGCTTTGCGACTGTACGATTACATTTATATACTTCCTGAATAGCATCAAGATCTGTACTTTTATCAGCTTTCGGCCATTTTGAGAAACGTTTACGTTTGCGTAAAGCACCTCGATAATAATCGAATTGAGCTGCATGAAACAGATGATGTCGCATATTCATTTCATTAGCATGAAGAATAGTATCTTCAAAGTTAGTAAAACCACGATTAACTACGTAGGGAGTAAATTGTTTTTCTATTTGATCAGGCGTATCATGATTTTTAATCAGATCTTCTTTAGTAAAAGATACTGCATTCATAAAATCAAAAGGGTTGTAATCTTTAGCCATCTTTCATGTCCTCCCAATTTCCAAAGACCATTGGAGCTTGCTGTCTTGCTTGGTCCATATGGTATTCGCCAGGATAATGTCTTAAGCATCGATGTGCTTCTTTTCTTACTGCTGACGGAACACGTGGTGTTTTCTTTGGATCTAATAAATTATATAACAAAACTCGGGTATTGTCAACGGCCCATCTACGTTCATATGGCAGGGTCATTTCTTGCCTCCTCAATAGCTTTAAGAACATCATTAACTTCATCAGCGCATGCTTGACATGCTTTTAAAGTATGTAGTCCTTCAGCAGTATTAAACTTTACGTTAAACGCGACATCTGGATCGACGTCTACGCTACAATTAAAACATTGGACTTTCTTTTCGGCTTTCTTAATAGAAAATCCAAACATTAGTCCTCGTCCTTCTCGATAGGATTATCATAATAATCGTGAGTACCAGCGCGATATCGAGCCTTCCTCTCTTCGAGCATCATTGTAGAAATCCACAGACCTTTAACCATAAAGTAGCCTACACCGAGTGCAATTGCACCTTGAAACACATTGTAAAAAATATCTAAAATCATATTAAAATATCCAAGACTTGACCTGGATCCTCGATAGGTTTGTTTAATGTACCGTTAGCATTGTAAGTAAAACCAACAACTAACTTTTCAACTGTTCTATGTCCATTGCGTTCAACGTGTTTTACTTCAGTTATAATCGTTTTATCGCCAACTGGAATATACGTTGTGTAATCACTGAGGATAACAGTTTGGAGCGGATTTACGTTGATCTCACTCATTTGTATTCGCTTTCTAACATTACCTCAGTGAGGAATGCAACCATATTAACTTCAAGGTCAGCTACAAAGTTTGCTTTGTACATATAATCAGCAAGAGTAACTACAAAACCTGGCATAGATTTAAGTTGAACTTTATCAGTTGCCATATCATAGATGCGTCTAAACATTTCATTCATGTCTTGATCTGAGTTTAATGCAACCCATTTACGCATACCTGTAAAGTTTTTTGATTTAAGAAGTTCGAACATTTCGTCCATAGACTCTTGTTTAAGATTAACAAAGATACCTTCATCAATACGACCAGAGGAAGCATATGTTTGAAGCTCGGTTAATACTCTACGAAAGTCTGGAAAGTGACGTTCAATTACTTTAGCAAGAACTGCTTTATCGTATTCAACACCTTGATCATCAAGGATAGCATTTACGCGTTTGTAAAATTCCATTGCCATTTTAGGACGTTGTGATGTCTCAATAGTAAAATCTACTTCAGACAAACGAGACCTAAGTGGTTCAATGATACGATTTTTAAAGTTACATGTAAAGATAAACCCGCAATTAGAAGAATATTCTTCAATAAAGTTACGTAAGGCGGGTTGGACTGATGTAGCGTTTAAGTAATCAGCTTCATCAAAGATTACGTATTTACGTCCACCTGTAAGAGATACAGAGGATGCATATGTAGAAATTTCATATCGAAGAGTATCGATATTTACGTTAAGAGAACCATTCTTTACGATGTAGTCACAGCCTAGCTCTTCGAGCATAGCTTTAGCAATAGTAGTTTTACCTACGCCTGGACCACCAGTAAGTAATAGGTTAGGAATGCTTTCGTCTTCTACAAACTTTTTGAAAGCAGCCTTTGTTTTTTCAGGAAGGATAGTGTCATCAATTTTCTGTGGTCGATATTTTTCGACCCATAACACTTCATTTGCTTTGGATTCAATAGCCATATGTTTTCACCATTTCATAATATAAAATAAATGAGGGTTTGTTTATCAACGAGAGCCCTCGATCGTTCATAAGTCTTTTACTGGACTTTATCAGCAAGTGGTGCATCTGCTGGTACGTCAGCAGGAGCTGCAGCAGGCATAGCGCCTTCAGGAGCTTCTTGACCTTCAGGTGCATTTTGGCGCAAGAAGATTTCTAGCTTGTTACGTAACATGCCTACTCCTGCCATTTCATTGCCTTCGATACCGCCTCTACGAGATACGACATCAATTAACTGTACAACAGTCGCAATATCTTGCAACGAAATTTGTACTGGTTCTTGTTTTTGCTCTTGACCCTGAGCAGCTGGGTTTTGTTGTTCACTCATATTCATTTATCCTTTTTTATAAGTCGACTTAGTATCAATAGCCACGAAGTACGTGACACCGTCGCTTTTAAACTCAGAGATACCCTTCGCGCAAAGAGTAACTTTGTAATCCTGAGGTAAAAGCTTGAGATTATCAGTTTTAATGATAATCTTAAATTCATCAGAGGTTGCGCCAATTTCGACGCCATAATCATCAGAATTATCGTTGTTGCCGTCAATAGCTTTCAGGAAGATTTTACCACCTTCGCCTACGAATGCAACCTCGCTAAATTGAAGAACACCAGCAGCTTTAATAACTGACTGAAGATCTTCCCAAGAAACATCTACTACAACATCAGCAGTTGGCAGAGTAATATCTTTCTCTGGTGCTGCGTGAATCATTGAGATGTCGGCATAAACATACTTAGTACGCTGTTTGCCTGAAGTAATCATGAAATACTTATCATGAAACTCTACTTCTGGATCTTTATAAAGACCGAGAATAGATAAGAACCTAGATAGATCGTATACACATGCTTCTGATGGGATCTGATCTGGGATTGTTGCTGTTGCCACCAAAGTTTTTTCTGGTGTTACTGTTTTAAGAACATTACCTTCCTTCAATTGAATGGATTTGTTAATGGTCGAAAAACTTTTAAGAATCGTAAGAGTACGTTCACTGAATTTCATTATATAAGCTCCTTAATGCATTGTTTATTTATTAATAATATCATAGTTTATTCGAAATGTCAACTATTTTTTCCCTTTTTTATAGCTTTTCTTACTACTTGAGCTATCGGCTGTTAACGAAGCACCAAGTTGTCCCATATGTCCAAGAGATCCTTTAAAGATGTAAGACCCAACATGCTGCAATTGCATCCAAGGGCACATCCATACTTTCAATCCAGCCTCACGAGCTTTCTTACAAAAGAAGTAATCTTCTGATAGATAACGTTTAGTTTCTGGATCAATAATACAATCAAAGAATGCTGTAATCATTCGACTTCCGTCAAAATTATCTGTACGAGCATGATCTGGTTTGTATTCAAGTTCTGGGTAAGCTGCAGCAAACTTAGTAAATGTTTCACGTGCTATAAGCATAAAGCCTGTACCACCTTCTCCAATCTCCATTGGCTCATTCATTTTAAATGAGTTTTGCTTTTTAACTGGATTAAAGACATAATCTGCAGCATAGTTTTCTAATTCAAATGGGTTTTCTTTACCAAAGCCTGCATCAGCAGCCTTGTTGATCTTCTCCCAAGCAATAGTTTTCTTAGGATAAGGACCTGTAACAATATTAAATTCTTCTG